CTATACCATTCAATACAACAGCTGTATTATCTTCGCTATTACCTTCAATTCTTACCCTAGTATTACCAGTTCTAATAGTGATAGAGTTTTTAACATGGTTTGCAGCTGCTGTTGGGTGTTCATATCCGTAAGTACCATCTGCTACACGAATAACTACATTTTCTTGAGCTAAACCATCAACGATAGCGATAGCTTGCATAAGAGTTGCGAATGGGTGTTGTTGGCTACCATCTTGGATAGATGCCGTAGAAGCGCTTTCATCAACATAAATGCCTCTAGGAATAATCCCGTTAGCATCATAAGCAGGTGTTCCACTAACGCACTCAATAGAACTACCATTAACAGTAAAGTTAATGTAATCTTCTTGCATATAACTAGGATAAATTAGTGTTCCTAATTTTCTAAGCAAGGTTACTTCTGAACATACACCAAAATTGTTAATAGTAGCATCCATGATGCCTGCTGGTTGTACAGCATATTCTGGCTGAATTTTTCGTACGAATGGAAGGTATGTATCAACATTGATTCCATGATGACCAATTTTATGAAGATTTACACGACCTTTAACAAAATCTTCATCATACATCCTTTTGTACGCTTCTTGGGAAGCATCGCCAGTAAATAGAGCAACAGTATCACGATATTCGCAAAGGTTGATGATTGAGTAGTTGTTATAATCACCGCCATTGTTCCAGTAAAGTGCATCCATTTTTTCAACATCGCAGTTGAAGAATGTCATTTTAAATACGCCAAGTTCGAGAACTTCGCCTTCGCTTGGAACATAATATGTTAGGTTATGTGCTTCGCAATAGTTCTGATAGTATGCTGGCTTTTCTGCATAGAAGTGTGTTGTAGGAGCAGGGAAGTATAGTTTTGTGTTGCTGTCTATAAACTCATATGCAACTAAGTTTTCAAAGTTACCTTCGTGATCTGGGTGATAGTGTGTGAGTACAAAGTAATCAATATGTTTTACACCATTATCTTCTAGCATTGTTTTGACATCAGCCCATTGTCCGAGTGTATAGCAGTCGATCATAATGACTTTGTCGTTAACCTTAATTAGGTTAGCATCGCCAGAATAAGCATTAGCCCAGAACTTAGGGAAAATATACTCTACTTTGTCATTGTAATACTCAGCGACAATCTTTTGTAAAGTACCATCTTCAGCCATCTGATCGAGCTTGTTGTTGATTTCTTCCTGTACATCAAGATTTTTAAAGTAATCTTCAACGTATTTTTGCAACTGTTCAACGGCTGTTGCGATCGTTGTAACTGCTTCTGCGTTGTGATTAAGTGCTGGAATTACAACATCCTGTAAATACTTAATCAGGGCGCACAATTCTTCATAATACGTCATCGTATTATCGTAAACTGCGGGAATGTTCGAGGCTAACCACGCTTTAAACGGTGGTAAAAATACACCTTGGCCTTTTGGTAAATGTGCCATTTTAACCCTTTCTTTTAATAAATTTGCATAAAGAGATTTGCCAAATCATTAACAATATCTCTATTAATCATTATAATATTTTTTCTGTACTGTTGCACCAATGCCTGCGCGGTAGTTAACGAACCGGAATTACCTTTTTGTGTACGCGTATATGATTGTGTACCTTCAGAATGGCTTGTGCCTTCGCTTGCGCCGGTTGAACTTGCATAACTGCCACCAAGAATGGTTTCTTTACTGATTTGGCCCTGTGGTGTATCTGAATTAACGTTTAAACCGTCCGCATTACCGTCTTGGCTGTTTTCTTCTTCATAAGTTTCTGTGAAGTCAACGTTTACCAATGGATCGTATTTAAGTGATGTCGAGTAAATCAAAGGTAACTTTTCTTCCATGATTTCGCGCATTGCAACCTTTACTTGATGTTTAAACAATGCAACCGTCTCAAGGCCGATTTCATGCATCCAATAATGATCAACAATAAGTTCGGCCAATTTATCTTTATTCCATGTGCCGCGTTCTTCAATAACTGCAATTTCTTCTTCGGTTAAGTAATCAGATAACTCATAATCCTTAAACCATGATTGTACTTCTTCAAGGCTCGTATTTTGTACGATTAAACGCAATTCTGTTGTGTATCTACTCATTTGTTTCTTCTTCCTTTACGTCTTTAACGTCCTTGTCATCAATTACCCCATCTTTATTATAATCAGAAATAATTGATTCTTCTTGTTTGATAATGTTGTAAAGATCCGAACGTACACGTACATCGATGGCCTTATCACCAGTCAAACCAAACAATTTATTAAACTGTTCGCATGCTTTCTTACGTGGTACCAAGTACGATTGAAGATTAAGGTTTATCAATTCGTTATTGCTGTTGGTTTCGTCTGAAATCAAGCGTTCTTTCTTTTCACTTAGGTTATTTATTCCCAAAAAGCTTAAGGCTTGGTTCCAAATCTCTTTTTCGTAATCCATTAACTTATCAGCCAAGAATTCCGCCTTAGTGTTTAATACACTTACATTTTCGCCAAGACTGCTTTTAAGTTCTTTTGTACCAAATACTGCAAGTTTATTATCTTGTACCTGATTAATAAGATTTTCCATCGTCAAACGCTGGTTTTCCGGTACGCCAACAATAAATGGCATTTTATTAACTGCGATATTAATATCTGCTGTGCGCTGTGCCAAATATAGACGATAAGCAAAAAGTTCGATGGTCCATGCCGTTGCGAAATGATTTAAGTTATTGTAAACCAAAATGCCGTATTTCTCTTGATCCAATGGCTCAAATTCACCACTTTCTTTGTTATATGGCCCTTTTACAATTCCATCATATACAATACGATCGGTGCTAAAACCAACGCTGTAGCATTGTATTTTGGTTGGATTTTCATAAATATTTAACTCGCCTGCGCTACATGCCTTGGTATTGATAAAAATGTCTTTATCCTTCAATAAACCGGCCATGCCAGAGTAATATAATGAATATTCCAAAAACCTGCCATCCATCGAATCAGGCAAATTTACCCATTCGAAGATGCTCATCGCAACTTTCTTTAAACGCTCAAGAAAATCACAATAAGTATCATCATTGATGTACATGTAATCTTTAAACTTATTAACCTTATTTCCTACTAGTTTCCTTCTCATAATTACCTTTCATTAAGCAACCGGATTATTTTGCGAGTAATCCAAATAAGTGTTTGGATTATGCCAAATTGTAATCCCTCGATTAAACAAACCTTTAATTTCTTCAATGTCTGTTTGTGGTATATCACCAATTACGTTGCATCCCTTAGTTTTAACGTAATTCCAATTCGTGCGCGTATTGATATTTGGAATTTTTAGATCGTTAACCTTATACCCGTAACATGTAAAGTAATCATCAATCAATTTGGCGTACTCTGCTTTAATGCTCATCTTATAAGCTGTAAAACAGTTCTTACCAACAGAGTAATTGAAATCACCGGTGTTACTGTTACCTTTGCTGCTGTCAGGGGTCATTTCTGCTTCTTTAACCTGTTGCATGGTATTAGCAACATCGCTGGCAAGGCTCGGCAATGCCCCAACCATCTGGCCTGCGTTTCCGCTAAGCATTCCACCAATAACATTTGCGCCGAAATTAACACCTGTTAAGGCTGTTTTTGTTAGCACGTAACCGGAATTAACTGCATACCAGTTTAGATAAAAATCGGAATTCCATGATATTGTTGGTAACTTCTGCCTGCTTAACGACCATTCATAACCGCCGGACGTATCAGTACGCTTGTAATTTGTTGGTGTTAGTTTAATATCGCATCCTGCATTTAAAATACCGCGTTCTGTGAATGTGGCCGTTGCACTCGAAAAATCTTCCCAAGGATAAACGTTATCAGTACCGCCGTTGTTTGTGATCATTAAATAGTTGTACGGACTGCACAAAACCTTGTTATTTTTTGGCGTATAACCGTCAACTGATGCATTACGTGTGATCGAGAACGAATTTAATGTTTCATAACTTGTTGTTGGTAAAATATCGTAAACATCAAAACTGTAATCAGTATCAAAAGATAGCGCAACAGCGTTAACACTTACAACTGCTTTTGGTGCAACAAACATGTTAACAATTGCGCCGCTTAAATTTTCTGAATCGTAACTGTGTACAAAATTTTCAATGTTTGTAAATATTTGCCCTGCTGTTTCACCTGCAAACGCCAAAAACCAACAGCCGTTTGGTAAACCTGCATAAACCCTTGATTGATTTGCCCATGAACCATTACCATAATCATGCATTGCGGAACATAATTGTGAAACTTGCGCTATTATGTAACAGTTATCAAAATTATATGATGATCCAAGATTTGTAACACTATTTACGATATAATCACCATATTCCAAACCTTCCGGAATGGTATGTTTTCCAAATGTATCATCACTTACATGCTCACGCTCAACAAAACATTTTCTAAATGTCAGTTCGAACTGCCATGTTTGCCATGTATCCTGTTTAATTTGTATTGCGCAACTGTCATTACTTAGCCATTGAATATCAGTAATGAATGCGTAAAACCACTTATTGCCGTAACTCTTATTACGGTACATGCAATAGTTATAGCTTAAAACACTTTCCATGCTTGCCGGCCATCGAATAATGCCGTCTTTTCTCTGAAAAGTTGCATTCGTTAAAGTTACCTTTGGCAAACCGTTAAAATAGTTGTGTTGCGCCGTTGCGTTTGCGAAACTCAACTGATTATCATTATCCAATTCAATTGGACATTTAATTAGATAAATCTCGGTATTTGGTGCTATTACTGCCATAATTTCATTATAACAACAAAATAAGGCCTAAATTTTGCAAAATAGGCCTTAATTTTGATTTTCCGTTTTATACAGTTACGGCAACTGCTGTACTATGAAGAAATATCAGGTTCTTTAGTACAGAATACGACCGCGTTGGCAAATAGGCTGTAATTGTACATCTTAACCACGTTGTAATAGTAATTCCACGTACGGTTGTTGGCATTATAGAACGCATCAAGTTCTTTATCCTGCGAACGGATGCGGAACCAACGGCGATCAGCCATAATACCAAGAATGCTTGAACCATCAAATACAACTTCACCTGCATCGTTGCGAATGTTGAAATCGCGAACGCCGATAATCTTGCCCATCAATGTGGCGCGATCGGTGTTAAATGCAACTGCAAGCACGTCAACATCGATTTCGGAAATAATATCGTTCCTCAAGAGGAATACAATATCTTCCATATCAGTCCATGCAACAAGTGCTTTGCTGTCATCGGTGTTAACTTTCTTCCATGCGTTGAAATCGCCGGTGGCTTCACCAAAGTCGAGTGCAAGGGCGCGAGCCGACTTAACAAATGCTTTGGCGGTTGCTTCGGTGGTTGGCTCGGTAATCACGCGGTTGATCGTGTGGCCATTGCGGAATGCATTGGAAACAAGGTACTTCGTAAAGTTGTACTGATCAATGTTTGCACCGCTGTAAAGCGAGTTCGTAATACCGGTAATAAACTTTTCAAGCTCACCCCAAGAAACGAATGCGTTTTTAAGTTTGGCGCGGGTGATCGTAACAGGGTACTGAAGATCCATGTTAACAGTCAAGAATTGCTGCTTTACATCGGCCTCGTACTTCTGCAAAAGGCCGGCAAAATCATCAACATTAAACTGACGACCCTTGGCTGGATTAACGTACAGGTCCTGAACGGAATACCCAAGAGGTACTTCCTCGCCTTCGAGCTGTTCTAGTTTGTTATTATAAACCTTACCCTCGATCTGCGTTTCGACAATGCGCTTAACGAGTTTGGTCATGAACTCGTTGCGAACGTCGGTCATTTCAAGGATAGGGGTACCAAATTCACCAATGCTTGTGGTATCGGTGATAATAGGAATGTACTGATGGTAAACACTACCTTCCTTAACACTCATTTCGCGCATTTTGTTAAGCGCGGTAACAAGTCCTTCGCTTGGTCCCATTGTGTCCCTTTCTGCTTTAATGTTTAAAATTGCCGTTCTTATCGAACGCATCACGCAAGCTTGTTTTGGATAAAGGCAATTCATCTTCATCGTCATTCTTACTTGATGTGTTCGATGAACTTGTCGGAATCTGTTTAAACAAACTTGCGTTGGCATCAACTAATTGTTGGTTCTTTTCCTTCAATCCGCTGATCGTGGTATCGCGTTCAGAAATTTCTTTTTCCATCGATGAACGCCCAGTTATAATTTTTCCCATGTCATCGGAAATTGTGGCAAAATTTTCTTCGCCAATTTTTTCTTTGATGCTTTCGCTGATTGTATTTAATTCTTCTTCCGTCATGCTTATATTATAACATATTAGCGCAATCTGAATTGTGGCCAATTCTTCCATGCAACAGGCCAAGGGAATTTTTTACGGTATTCTCTTGTTGGCTGTGGCGTTGGTCCATCCCATACTTTCCAATCGTGACCGTAACCTTGAATGATTGTTGTATCGTTTACAAAAAGACCTTCCCACATGTGAATGCGGTTACTTAAATCCCAGTTTCCACCTGGTCGTTGTACCAAATCACCACCTGCACCTTGTCCAACACAAATATGAACGTGATCGCCAGTTACAAAACCTGATGTACCGGTGGTATAAAATAGTTCGCCCTGCTCAAATTCGTGACCTATGGCCATAGATGGCGGGTTATTGCTGTGCGCAACGGATAGAGTGATATAATCCAATGCCCCGTTAGGTAGGTGTACTTGATCAACGCTATCCAGAATTAAGCCGTTAGATCCATCTGCGACAATTCTTCTAATTCGCAATTTGCATGGGGCGTAAAGCGGTGCGTTTGTAATAACAGAAGAACCGTTATATCCAACAAAATCTATGTTGTAAGTGCCTGCGTGCGAAAAATCCCCGCCTTCGTCCTGTGTCATATATAGATATGGCATTGGAAATAAGGCAACTTCGTAACCATCGGGCGCAACTAATGTTTCGTTTGCAATCATTATTTAATCCGCTTTATGGTAATCTGAAGAACTTTTAACTAGGGCTAGACCTAGAATTGTATTAATGGTGGCAATTATCAATTGAATGGTCTGATCAATTTCAGTACCGAAACCGAAACCCCAAATCTTACTTAAACCTGTATATAGTGCTTGTATTAATGGCAAAATTACAATTGCTACGATTTTAAGAATGTCATAGACTTTATTGCTCATCGGGATCATAACTTTTTGCTCCTTTGCGTTATTTTCTATTGCTTTCATTTGTTCGAGTACCTGCTTGTATTCTTCATCGCTTAGGCCTCGTGGGTTGTCTGGATTTCCTGTGCCGTCTGGCTTCACGACAGGCTCTTCCTGCGGTTTTTCTGGCTCGGACGGTTCGACACTCGGTTCTTCTGGTTTCGTTGGTTCTGGGGCTTCCTGTGTCTTCACAGTTAGCGCATCATCCTTGAATCCATTAGTGATTTTGTTTGTGTAGCTATATTCAGTAACTAAGAATGTCTTTTTGATGGTCTTATTCTCGCATTTGCCATAGATTCCAATTTCTGTATCTTTTGCGTAAGACTTCACGGCCGTTAGATCGCTTGCGTTAACCTTATTGAAGTTGTACAGGTGCGTATCTCGAACGGTTAGATATGTTGTAAGCTTGTCTAGCTTGCTCCAGTTAAGCTCTGCTTTTTTATCTGGGTAGTTGATTTCGTTTGCTCGCTTCTCGATATAGCTCATCTTGCTATATAGGTAGTCGCCTGGGCAGTAAGTTGCGCTCCAATCTCTGTGCGCCGATAGTGTCGGGTAAACTCCGTCCGGCTCGAACTTGATTCTGCCGAGGCCGTTTCGCTTTGCAATATCTGCCACGAGTTTGCACAACGTTTCGAGCGTTTCGTCATCTACTAGCCAATTCGGTGCGCCTGTACTGTTTACTGTTTCAATACCAATCGTACAGCAATTGCCAGGCCAATCACCACAATGCCATGCAGTATCTTCTTCTCTAACATACTGGTGGATTTGATTACCTTTTACACCATAGTGAGCGGAACCACCTCTACCTGCTTGACTAAAAACATTACCAACTGAATCTAAACTGGTACTTGCTGCATGATGGATGACAATACCATGAATGGTGTCTTGGCGACCTACAGTATAGTTAGTACTATTTGCCCACCATTGTTTTGTTACGAGTGCGCTTTGTGACATTCTTTGCTCCCTTCTCATTTGCTTTAAACCATGCTTTATAAGCTTCAATTTTTTCGCTTATATAACTGTTGCCACCATTTGCATGATAGACATCATATTCATGTAATATATTCTGATAATTAACAGGAAGTTTATTTTCTGCTACAAGCATATGATCTTCAAGTATCATCATAATAATTGCGTTCTTCGCATCGTACTTATCTGCCTTTTTTCCTGCCTTTTTGCCCGAAATAACGGTAGTTATAATGGTGGCAAATGCTCCGATTAATGATACAATTATACTTTCCATTATAACCTTATTATAACAAAATAAAGGGCGTGTGAGTTTGCCCTTTATTTAGATGAATAGTCTAGAATGTCGCGCGTATAACGCTCTTTTATTTTACCATTTTAATTACAAGATTACCAGTCAAAATACCTTTAATAATCAGTTCGCAAACTTCAACGCTTGCCGTTAGATCCTGCTTTAGATGGTAATTTTGAATTGCTTTTAACAGATTATCGTAATCTTTCTTTGTGAATTTCTTACTTGTCATAAATTATATACTCGTTCCATTTAAAATCATTTGTAATTATAGGTTTTCTTTTTCTACCCATACCACCCTTATATAATTATTTGTCTATTTCGTCCAATTTTTCCTGCAATAACGTTACTGCATCCATTGTATCGAAAACTTCCCATACTTCTGGATTTGGAAATCTTGTATCATAAGGCAAAATTTTGCAACCAAGCACCTTTGCCTCAAGTGCCGTTCTGCCAACTGCATAAACTTTTTTGTATTTTGCCAACTCTTTTAAAAATTCTTCCCTTGGCAAATCTTCAACCTTCGGAATGCTTTGCAAAACGTTAGATTCTGCAAATTTACCTTTACGGCCGGCATAACAGACTTCTTTTGTTTTGGTTGTTCTGTACTTCTTTATTTCGTCTACCGGAATTGATAATGGTAAATAAATAGTTTTGCCATATTGTTTAACCTTTTCGCAAGTTTCTGGAACACCGCAAACCAAAACCAAGTCTTTGTAATTGCATAAATATTCATAAAATTCCGGATGAAGATTATTATGGATAAATACAATTGAATGATCGAAACAATAAGGTACTTTACGGATCGTAACCCAATTCCTTGTTGTTTTAATGTTCGGTATAAAATACTTTACTATCTCTTTGGAATACAACAATGCACCGTTTTCTTTAAGGTCATTCGGATATTCCGGCGATTCGTGCGAAAATATTTTAACTTCGGCCTTTTTTCCGGTTCTGCCGTTCATTCTTGCGCCTTTTCTTATTTTCGTTGCGTTTCTTATTATGCATTTCAATCTTATGCATGATCTTCTTACGTTCGCGTTCCATAGACATTGCATAAGCTTCGTTTACGCATTGTTGAATGTAATCTTTTGGCTTTTCTGTATTTTTAATTTCTTCAGTCATTCTTCCTCCTCTCCGCAGAGTTCGGCGATGGTATATTCTCCTTTGGGTATTTCTTCCCAACAAAGTTCATGAAATTTAATAGAAACTGCACCATCACAAAAACCAACTGAGCTTCCCTCGTGCCAAACTTTTGTAACATTGTTCGCCTCAGCCCACGCTCGAACTGCTTTGCGAATCTTCTCGTCTTTGATGATTGGCTCGGCTGGCTTATAGTCTTCCCACTCCTCGTTGAGTTCGGTGAGCGATGTGTAATCAAATGCTCGTGGGTTTCCATCGTGGAAGTCGATGCCGATGGTGATATATGGACAGCTTCTTTCAGTTCCAATAAGGTCGACAATCTCGCCTGTCTTTTTATTGCGTAGTTTCATATTTTAATCAATTTCCTTTAATTCTTCGAGCATATAACTTTTAACCAAACTCTTGGCCAAATTTACTGCAATTGTGATTGATTTAGTTTTATCATAATCGAATAGCATTTTAATTTGTTCATCATTTAATTCAATTTTCATTGCTCTTACCTTTCTTACCTTCACCGTTTTTAATACCACGCCTCGAACTCAATTTTCCACCTTTACGGCCTGCGATTACTGCAAGTTTTGGATTAGCTGCAAATCCGCCTGTATTCCCGTTTTGGCCACCCTTCCGGCCGATTGTTGCATACCAATCTTTACCATATTTTTCATAAATCTTTTCGCGTGCCTTTAGCCCGCCTGCTGTGCTTCCGCTCATTGAATTTTATCCTTTATATCTTCCAAATCCTTCTTTGTATAAAATGCTTGATCACGTAATCTAATCAAACCCTTATGCCATAAATCTTTTTCAAGAACGTCCATTTCAAGCCAATAATGATTTATGGCCTCTTGGATTAATTCCCAATCGTCAATTGAAATTTCGATTTCCCTTAAAACAGCCGTACCGTTTTTAAGTTGCAAGTTTACTTTATTTGCTTTCATAATCCGCCTTGATCTTTAAAATTGCTACATGCTTGAAGTTATCGTTTTTCTTAAATTCTTCAAACCTTTCCTTTGCCAATTTATGGCTAGTGAAATAAGTACATTGGCAAATTAGGGATTTATCCCCTACATGTTGCCAAGAAACCAAGTATAAATATTTTTCCATATATTTCCTTTCGTTTACGTTTATTAATTTAATAATAACGCCTTATGTTTATTATTACAATACTATTATTAATGTATTATTTACAACAAAAAAGATGCCCCTGTTAGGGTACAGGGGTATCGTAAACGAAAGTGTAGTTAAATACTACGCTTTAATTATAGCATATTAATTGATGGTAAAATCTGTTTCAACCAAGATAACACCGCCTTTAACATGCTTGTACGTGAGTTTGCGGCCTTTTGGGCCAATAACATCATCTGGAATATTTGCGGTTGTAAAACCAATCTTGAAGTTATCGAAATTAACGACATGCGCAAGTTTCTTTGGTAAACCTGCAACGGTTACGTTCATAGTGCCATCCGGCCATTCTTCCATGTAACATTTTTGGCGCAAATATTTCCCTTTTACAAAAATACTCTCTTTTTTAAGTGCGCCAAGACGGTAATCATCAATATCAAGAACATCAGATAATTTTTCAACATCTTCATCTGTTAACAAGGCATGGATTGAATCGGTATCACTATAAATATATGCATCAAAACCCTTATTTGCCTCGGACCAATCTCTGATTGCCTGCGATTGCTCAATAATTTGTTTACGTCCATACGCCGTTACAAAACTAGCGCAAGCAACGTAAATCGATTTGCGTTCTTCGCGTGGCAAAACCATATAATGCATTTCATCGTTGTGATCGAGAACCGGTTGTTTCTTTGAGCCTATAGGGTTGGTTCCCGTTTTACCATATAGGCTGTTTAAAAAGCTTTGATATTATGTACTGCGGTTTGTTACCTTCTTTCTTGGCTTTAATCTTCTCGGACGACCAATGATCGATATAATCCTTGAAGATGCCAACCGCACCTTTAAACTTCCATCCACCATGATAAGTTATATCCCAAACATCGTACTGTTCAAAAAACAATTCAAGATCTGGATTTGTTAACACCAGTGTTACTGGCATCCCAGAACCGTCATCGCTTGATTCCAGATACTCGTTAGATTTGAAACTGAAATTATGCTTGATTTGGATTGATGGTATACGGTCCGGTTTAATCTTGAATTGGCATGTAATCATTTGAGTATATAGAGGGTATAACGGATCTTTTTCATATTTACCTTCAAATGGTTCTGGAATTCCGTACGGTAAAAGCCTGTTGTACATGATTGATGGATAAAGCGAATTCACATCAAACACTACCCCTGCACCGGTTTGTTTTTCCTTGTACTTTGGTGATAAATAAGTAAAGCCGCCTTTGTAACTTACGCGTATATCTGCATCAACTTCGTTTGGCAATACCGGAAACAAGTTGCGGAAATTCGGACAAGTGTCCTTGAATGATTGCAATGCATTAGAGCCAATTGTCATTTTGTTATGGCCCTGCGACATGAATATATCAAGAGCACGAGCCATGATTTCAACATCGTTGCGAATGTAATCAATTTCATGTTGCGTTAACTCGTGGCCTTCTTCGCGGAATGTTGTATAATCCAATTCCAACTTGCGAATTGGTAAATCAAAACCCTTGGCAATTTCTTCAACGCTAAAGTTTAATAATTTCAGAGAATCGTAAATTGTAACCTTATTTTTCTTTTTGCCATTAACTTCAAAATAAATTTCCATTGAGTACCAAGTACCCATGTTGGTAATCAGCGTTGTATATGAATCTGCAACGGCTTCCTTGGCCGAGTTAACCCATTGGAAACCGTTTGTTTCACACCAATACGTAATAAATTCACCATCGAATTTAAGATTGTGAAAATATAAATCCACATTGTCTTTTTGATTTGCACACCAATCCATCAGTTCGTAAATTGAATTACCATACATAAAATTATCCGGATTACCAATTTCACACAATGCATAAGCCCACACCCTGCAATCGTTCGGATCAGTGGTTGTTTCAAAATCGCAAGCAAACTTGCGCTTTTTCATAGCATTTAACCTTTCGTTTATTTATAATGTTCAACAATCGAATCAATATTTTGGTAAAGTTGATCAAACGCATCCAAACCGTTTGGATCCGCTAAAGACGTACGCGTTAAGGAATGATAATAATCAAAAATGTATTGAATATTCGGCTCACCTTCCAACGCGCGGATAAATTTGCGTGGTGGTAACTGCAATAATTTAGATTTGATATATTCAATTCTATCTTCCGGATAACCCATTTGGTAAGCATCTTGAAACAGGATTTCGAGATAATTATCATAAATTACAGATCTGCGATAAGGTTCATTAATCAGTTTTTCTTGAATTCCGGAAACTATCAAATCCGACCATTTCGCGGCCAACTTATCTTTCCTTGCGCGAATGTTGGCGGTATAAATATCATGTTGCATCGGATATTTACTTTTATAATTCTCTGCATCCGCTAAATCCTTGCGTAACCTTGTACGTTCCGAACGTAAACGCCTGCGAAACAAATCAATATCGTACTGTGTAAACTGTTTTGATCCAATTGTTACAATGTTCTCTGCACCACGTTTTGAAAAACGTTGTAGATCGCGTAAATATTGATTTAAATCCCTGCGGTTGTCGAACTTAGATTTAATATCACTTACATAAACTTTGCTTGGCAAAACTTCGTTACCAAGTTTTTGCAACCGGCTGATTTTGCGATTAAAATTAGATACGACTCTTGCAATATTTTTGTTATATTCTGAATCGTACCTAATCATAATCACCCTTATAGTTAACTTTTATTATTCTGCGATATTGGCCATTACAGTATTCTTGCATGGTTCAATAATAAATATACCATCAAGCGATGCTGAAATGCCTTTGCCAAACTTATTTTCATACTCAAAAGCGCGAGCTTGAAGATTGATTACTGCACCGTAACCAAGGGATTTTTCATCCAAATCCTTGCCTGCGATCTGTGTATATTCGCTAAGTTTAAACGAATACTGCTTTGTGGTTTTACCTTCCTTGTCGGTGTAATCTTTAAACTTTGGTGTACCACCGTTGATATTATTGGCCTTAACCCAATCCGTAATCTGCTTCTGAATTTCCGGTTTGGTTGCATCGATCGTGATGGAACGTCCGTAACCCTTATCTGTTAGTTCGCTAAAGATAACGTTAACACCCTTGAGAACGATTAATTTGGTATTTTCTTCCATGGTTTAAATCCTTTGTTTAAATTTTGTTAAAATCCTTTGAATAACTTGTTCAATATTAATGCATCTTTGCCCTTTCGTTTACATTGTTAATTTTAGTGTATTTTGAAACGTGCAAAATTTCAATGATATTTTACGTGTAGAATTTACAACAAAATGGTTTTATGCCTTTCGTGATATAATTATAGAGAACTGGTTGTTTACTGTTACCATGATTTGAAGGATGTGGTTTGCAACCCATCTGAAGAAGATGTAACCCCCTTTATCCGATGGTACCGGCGAATCAAAACGGTTTATAACCGGTTCAACCCTTATGGAAGTGAAGTTATGACTATACCAAAAACGATATATTATAATTATGATCGCATTAACGGATTTAATGCGCTTTTTAATTTCTTGATCACCGAGCGCGGTCTTGGTAAAACTTACGGTGCGGTGAAGATGGCGATTAAAAACTTCATTAAACATGGCGATCATTTTATTTATCTTAGGCGTTACAAAAGCGAATTGATTAATGCCGTTCCACATTTGTTTGATGCATTAATTGCAAATAATGAATTTCCGGATTATAACTTTTTTGTAGAAGGTAATAAGTTTTACATTCAACCAAAAGAATGCGAAGGTGAAAAGAACAGTAAAATCGAGTTTGGCCGCGCTGTTGCATTGAGTACCGCCAGCGTTCTTAAATCAACAAACTTTTCTGAAGTTACGCTTATTATATTTGATGAATTCTTGCTTGCATCCGGCGTTTATCATTATCTTAGAAATGAAGTTGAAACCTTGCTTGATTTGGTTGAAACAATCGGAAGGTTAAGGGATAACATTAAGGTTTATTTCCTTGGAAACATGACAAGTCTTACCAATCCGTACTTTGCTTATTTCGACTTACATTTGCCATATAACAAGGAGTTTCAGACATTCCGCGATGGTAGTATTGTTGTGCAGTACGCCAAGAATTCAGCTTACCGCGATGTTAAGAAGAAAAGCCGGTTCGGTAAACTTATTAATGGTACACATTACGGTAATTATGCCATTGATAATCAGAGTTTGAATGATAATGCAACGTTTATTTGCAAGAAGGATGGAAATTGCAAAAACTTTTCGCTTATTAAAATCCGCAATAAGATTTATGGTGTTTGGCGTAGCAAAACGGATGGCAAGTTATTTGTAAGCAACGATTATGATCCAAGTAATCCATGCACGTTTACTTTTGCCAATGTTGACCATGATGAGAACACGATTTTGGATTCTGCTAAGCGAAGTCCTTGGTTCAGAGTTGTAATAGATAATTATAAGGTTGGTAATCTTTGGTTCGAAGATCAGAATATTAAAAATGAGTTTTTAACTATCCTTAGCAAAACTTTGTGATACAATGAAATTGTAAAACAAAAACAATCAGCCAACAGTTTACACCTCTTTTCATTTTCCGGCCCTTGATCTCGCAGGCGGCCGGTTTTTGGTTTGTGAATCAGACAGTGAACGGGAGTTAAACACCAGAGTGTACGGCTTTATGCGCGTGGTGATGTTAAGTGATTAGGAGGGTGTGGATAACGTGTGGATAACGTGCTAACTAGTTATACACAGGGTTTAGGCCGGTTTTACACATGGTGTGGATAAGGTGTGAGTAAAGGTGTGGATAATATGTGGATAAGTTTACTATTGACAGAGTTTTCCACAGTTTTTCCACAGGGTAGGAG